TTCCCCATACTGATGATAGTAGTGTAACATGAAGTTCTTATACGAGAGGCGGAAGGCTTAATGGACATTTTGACCCTAGATTTTGAAACTTATTATGCCAAGGATTTTGGTCTTAAGAAGTATACGACGGAAGAATATATACGTGACAAACAGTTCGAGGTTATTGGCGTAGCGGTCAAGAAAAACAACGGGGAGACTAAGTTCATTACTGGCCCCAAAGCTAAGATAAAGAAGTTTTTAGATAGCTACGACTGGAGTAGTTCTGTGGCTGTGGCCCACAATGCTAGGTTTGACCTATCCATTATGAATTGGCATTTCGATATACGCCCAAAGAAAATAGCGGACACCCTTTGCATGGCACGAGCTGTACACACTATAGAAGTAGGCGGTAGCCTCTCGGCATTGGTTAAGCACTACAACTTAGGAGTCAAAGGTACAGAGGTACTGGACGCACTGGGTAAGAAGCGACTGGACTTCACTCCCGAAGAGATGGAAGCCTATGCAGGGTATTGTATTAATGACGTGGAGCTGACCTATGAGCTATTTAAAGTGCTTATAAGGGGCTTCCCGCGTTTAGAGCTAGACCTCATTGACTTAACTTTGCGGATGTTTACTGAACCCGCATTAGAGATAGATCGTGACCTGCTAACGGAGCACTTAATTAAGATACGCGATACTAAAGAAAAGCTGCTAACCAAGGCTAAAGTAGACCGCAAGGACATAATGAGTAACCCCAAGTTTGCGGAACTATTGACGAGGTGCGGAGTAAAACCCCCCAAGAAGGTTAGCCTTACGACAGGCAAAGAGACTTACGCTTTTGCCAAGACTGACGAGGGGTTCAAGGCACTACAGGAACACAGCAACCCACTGGTACAGATTCTTGTAGCTACCCGCATGGGAGTAAAGTCAACTATCGACGAGACTAGAACTGCACGGCTCATTGCGATAGGCGAAAGGGGTAAGTTACCCATTCCACTGAAGTACTACGCTGCACACACTGGACGTTGGGGCGGAGATGACAAAGTTAATATGCAGAACCTACCTAGAGGTTCCATACTCAAGAAGGCTATTTGCGCACCGGAGGGCTACCAGTTCGTAGATTGCGATTTGTCTCAGATTGAGGCTCGCACTTTGGCATGGTTAGCTGAACAAGATGACTTGGTAGAGGCGTTTGATAAAGGGGACGATGTATACAAGATCATGGCGGCAGCTATATATAACAAACCCGCTGAGGATATAAACAAAGAAGAACGTTTCGTGGGTAAGACTACCATTCTTGGTGCGGGTTATGGCATGGGGCCTAACAAGTTTAAAGCACAGTTGGCTACTTTCGGAGTTGATTTAAGCCAAGACGAGTGCGACAGAATTATTCGTGTATATAGAGAGACTTACCCCAATATACCGAGGCTGTGGCGTGCCGCAGGAGTTGCCTTGGAGGGGATGATGCAGGGTAGAGCACAGGATATAGGCAAAGAAGGGGTACTAGAGGTAGATGTTGAGACAGGTATAAAGCTGCCCAATGGTTTACATATTAAGTACCCCAACCTAAGAAAAGAAATAAATGAAGACGACGGTCGAAAAGAAATGGTCTACGACACCAAGCGCGGACGCGCCACCATCCCTAACAGGATATACGGCGGTAAGGTTATTGAGAATTTGTGTCAGGCATTGGCAAGGATTGTAATTGGTGAGCAGTTGATTAGAGTATCGAAGCGGTACAAAGTTGTTATGACTGTGCATGATGCGATAGGCTGTATAGCCCCCATAGCAGAAATAGACCGTGCTATGGAGTACGTAGAATACTGCATGAAGATACGCCCAGAGTGGGCATCAGACTTACCTTTAGATTGTGAAGGCGGCTACGCAGATTCATACGGAGCTTGCTAACTAACACCCCAGCGGGCGGTGGGTTGGTTCATTCATAGCCAAAAACACCCGCAGTGTACAAAGAAGAATGACAGCTGATACGCACGTTCTCCGCTTCTTGTGTGCACCGGCTAGCCCACGCTACGGGCCTTAACTACAGGGGATACAAAGATATGACAACTAAAGCAGACTTGCTTAAAACTGTAGCACGGTTAGAAGCAGCGATAATAGAAAATACTAAAGCGTTAAAACCACCTACGCTCACGCAACGGTTAGCTTCTTTTTTGTCCCAAAGGACAGCGGCTTTTAAACTGACGCCTGAGCAAAAGAAAAGGCAAAAAGAATTGTGGAAAGCAGAAGTAGCCAAGCTACCTGCGATAAGAGCGGCGCGCACAGAAAAAGCAAAAAAGTTGCGTGGTAGAAAAGAAAACATACTAAAAGCCTTAAGCGTTTGGTTAGATGGAGGAGACGTAATAGGTAGTTATGAAAGAGCAGATAACACGGAGGAAGCGCAATGAAAGACTACAGAGTAGAAGTAAAAGTAAAAAACAACTACCTGTTTAGGCTTATGCAATCTTACGGTCTAAACAATGCGGCTGAACTCAGTAGAGCTAGCGGATTAGCCCAAGGGACTATAGGCAAAGTACTTAATTTAAAAGCCCCGGCCCTTACTAAAAAAGGAGAAGTAACTGCACCAGTACAAACTCTTTGCGATTTCTTTGCTTGCAGCGTATACGACCTTTTCCCCCCACAACATATAAACGACCCGCTAGAAACTAACTTCGGTGCAGTAGAAGCTAACATGGAAGAATTAGCCTCTAGTAACTTACTAGCCGGTGGGACTGACCCGCTACAAATACTAAGCGACGGTGATGCGACAGACCTTTTGGCAGCAGCGGTAGGAACATTAACTGACAGAGAGCAGCAGATAATGAACTTACGCTATGGACTAAACGAAGAGCCTCCTAAAACTTTATACGAAATAGGAGAAATTGTAGGGGTAAACGCCGCTAGGATTGGGCAAATAGAACAGAAAGCCTTAAGAAAACTTAGGTCCCGTGCAACAGCTTCTTTAGCTTACGCACACAGCGATGAAGAAGGGGAACATACAGAAAAAAGAATAGTTGAAAATGAGATGGCTGTCGCTAGGCAAGAAGCACGACAAGTTATGCTTGAGGCGAAAAGGGCACAAGAAAGGCTAGATAGGGCAAAAGAAGTACAAAAGCGGTTAGATGAAAAGCGGTTAGAAAAGAAGCTAGAAAAAGAGCTAGGAAAGGAGCTAACACGAGAATATTGGAGGAAGTTAGATGAATGGAAAAGGCAGCAAGCGTAGACCCACGTTCGTACCGATGCACGAGTTCGGGGAGAACTGGGCAAAAATCTTTGAGAAACCAAAACAGAAGGAAGAAGAGAATGATAACAGCAAGCGTACCAAGAGTGACAAAGGAACCAAAGAAGGACAGCGCACTGACGAAACAGACGGGAGGTAACCACTACAAGAGCATGATAATCCAACCTGCTGAATACGCAGAGAAGAACGGCTTGTCTTTGCTCGAAGGTAACGTAGTGAAATACATTTCCAGATGGAAGCTAAAGGGCCATCCGCTAGCTGACTTACTCAAGGCTAAGCATTGCATTGACCTGCTGATTGAGCTGCACGAGGTAGAATGAAGATAACAATAGAAGTAGATGGCGCTGATGCCGAAGAACTTGTAGCTATGATACAACGTGCAACCGAAGCGGTAGAGAAGCTAGAAGCTATTCTTGAAGAGTTTGAGGATGGGGAACTTCACTAATGATTATGTTTGATAAGCTTGAAGATGCGTTAGAAGAAGCTAAGTGGTGCGCGGAAGACGAGCAAAAGGTATATATCATCAGGCGCAAAAAGGATCGGTTTAAAGTTATGCCTAAAAACCGAATGCAAAAATATTATTTCCACATTGAAGTTGGTTACAGGGGGCGTAAATGATTACCCCCGCTTTGGTGTGCGTTGCTTTGGCAGTGTACTACGAAGCGCGGGGGGAGCCTACAGAAGGGCAAATTGCTGTAGCTCATGTAATACAAAACAGAATCGAAGACCCACGTTACCCAGACAATGCGTGTGACGTGGTTAAACAAGGGTACTACTGGAACGGTGTACCTGTAAGAAACAAGTGCCAGTTTAGTTTTTATTGTGACGGTAAGTCGGACGATCCGAAGAACAAACAAGCGTGGTATAATGCTTTGTACATTGCCCACTTGAGTGGATTCGTACCTGATACTACAGATGACGCGACCCACTACCATAGCACAAAGGTGTTTCCTGAATGGGCTTACACCGGTGAGATAACTACTAAGATTAACAAGCATATTTTTTATATTGGAGTTAATTAATGTACGAGTATGAGTGTACGATAAGGAGAGTGGTTGATGGGGACACCGTGGACGTGGACGTTGATCTTGGGTTTGGTACTTGGCGTTGTAGCGAGCGCATACGTCTTTATGGTGTTGATACTCCAGAGTGCCGCACACGAGATGCTGAAGAAAAAGCGGCCGGACTCTTGGCAAAGAAATTTGTCAAAGACGCACTGCACGTCGGAGAAACCTACAAACTCCAAACCAGAGAGAAAGGAAAGTTTGGCAGATTCTTGGGAGTGATATTTATGTCCGCCAGAACTTCAATCAACGCTGCTTTAGTTACTGAACACCTAGCGGTGGCGTACCACGGGCAAAGCAGAACAGAAGTACAAGACGCACACGCAGCGAACTACCAAATATTAAAGGATAAAGGGTTACTATGACAACTTGGTCTTACAGCAGTTTAAGTACCTTTAAACAATGCCCTAAAAAGTACTACCACCTAAAAGTAGCGAAGGATGTGAAAGATTCTTCTACTGAGGCGTTACGGTACGGTAATGAAGTACATAAAGCGGCAGAGTTATACATACGCGACGGAGTACCTATACCTAAGAAGTTTGATTTCATAACCGGTTCTTTAAATTCTTTAGCAAAGATAGAAGGCGACAAACATTGTGAGCTTAGGTTTGGCGTCTCTTACGACGGCGCTGAGTACAGCCCTTGTACATTCTTCGACAAAAAGAAAGAAGTTTGGTGGAGAGGGATAGCCGATTTAGTAATAGTAAATGGAGATAAAGCTTTTCTTGTGGACTACAAGACAGGTAAGAATGCTAAATACGCGGACACTGCGCAACTTGACGCCCTTGCTGCTGCTACCTTTCTACACTTTCCCGAAGTACAAACTATTAAGTCCGCACTTTTGTACGTAGTTAGTAACGACTTTATACGCAAAGAGCATAAGCGGGAATTTATTAAATCCTACTTCGCTGGGTTTCATCCAGACTTAGATAGGCTAGCTATAGCGGAGGAGTCCAATGTTTGGAACGCAGTTACCAGCCCCCTTTGCGCTTGGTGTCCCGTAAGTAAATGCCCTCATAACAGGAGAAATTAAATGAAAAGTTTAGAAGATTATGAACTTGAAGAAGAAATATCTATAACCGAACACGGAATCTTAGTCTATAACCACTCTTCTGAAGAGGGCGAGATTGAAGTAAGTGCAGAGCTTTTTAACCTCCCCGATATAATTCGGTTAGATATAATCCAAGATTGGTTACATTCTTTAACTAACTTATATAACGAAGAAATTTCTAAACTTTCTGGGAAAGGCGAACAGAGGCACTAAATTATGGCTACGCGCAATTATAGGAAAGAGTACGACAACTACCAAGGCAAGCCAGAGCAAAAGAAAAGGCGTGCTGCTCGTAACAAGGGTAGAAAGCTTATGGAAGCGGCGGGTAAAGTTTCTAAAGGAGACGGCAAGCACGTTAACCACGTAGTGCCATTATCTCAAGGAGGAAGCGCGGACCTTAGTAACCTTTCGATTAAGAAGGCTAAAGACAACTTAGCTTACGCGCGTACTAGTACCGGTGCTATGAAAAATAAAAAGAATTCAGGTAAAGCATGAAAATAGTAAAAGACAAACTTATAGTTTTTAAAACGCGCAAGCCCCATTTGATTGCAGAAAAAGTAGATAAGTACAAAGTTATAAGCGAAGAAGACGGCTTGTACAAAGTTGCTATCGAGTGGCAGTTAAAAGAAGCTCAAGTTTTAGCCGAGTTAAAAGCTAAAAACGTGCCGTCTCCTATTAATAGAGACTACTTGTGGACAGGCAAGCTAACTCCTTTTGCGCACCAGAAAGAAACAGCGGCTTTCCTCACCCTTAATAAGAAAGCTTTTTGTTTTAATGAGCAAGGCACTGGCAAGACTGCATCTGTTATATGGGCCACGGATTACTTAATGAAGCTCGGTTTGATAAAGCGTGTCTTAGTTATATGCCCGTTGTCTATTATGAAGTCTGCATGGCAACAAGATTTGTTTAAGTTCGCAATGCACCGGAGTTGTTCTGTGGCTCACGGCTCTTCCACTACTCGACGCAAAATAATAGCCGAAGGTTGTGAGTTTGTGATTATAAACTTCGATGGGGTAGAGGTTGTTAAGGAAGAAATAAAGCAAGGTAAGTTCGACATAATTGTCGTGGACG